GCTCCCCCTGCCGCACCGCCCGCCGCACCGCCCGCCGCACCGGCGACCTACGACCTCAAGCCGTCGAAGCCCGACGCGATCCCCGAGGCTGCCATCAAGCAGGTGGCCGAGATCGCCAAGGACCTGGGCCTGTCGCAGGAGGCCGCGCAGAAGCTGCTCGCCCGCCACGAGGCCGGGTTCGCCGCACACAAGGCCCAGCTGGAGCAGGCGCGCGTCAAGCAGTCGGACGCCTGGCACGACCAGATCGCGGCCGACAAGGAACTCGGCGGGCAGAACCTGCCCAAGACCATCGACGCCGCCCGCAAGGGCATGTCGGTGCTGTCGGACGCCGAGCGCCAGGCCATCGCGGACGGCGGCTACCAGAACCATCCCATCCTCGTCAAGGTGCTCGCCAAGCTCGGCGGCTTCCTCGGCGAGGGCAACCTCGGCGGGCAGCCCGGCCAGACCACGGCCACCACCGCCAAGCAGCTCTTCCCGAGCATGCCCAATCCCTAACCGACACCGGAACCAGCCATGCCCACCCTCTCCGTCGCCAACCCCACCCTCCTCGATGTCGCCAACCGGACCATGCCGGACGGCTCGCTGGATCGCCAGATCATCGAAATGCTGGCCCAGCAGAACCAGACCTGGTCCGAGGCCACGGTGGTCGAGGCCAACGATGGCAGCGGCTACAAGACCACGGTACGCACCGGCATCCCCGAGGGCACCTGGCGTGCGATGTACCAGGGCGTCCCCGAGAAGAAGACCACGACCGCCCAGGTGCGCGACACCACCGGCATGCTGGAAAACTACAGCACCATCGACAAGGCGATGGCCGACCAGAACGGCGGCAGCGCGAGCTGGCGCCTGACCGAGGAGGCCGGCTTCATCGAGGGCATGAACCAGCAGGCCGCCCGCACCCTGTTCTACGGCGACACCACGCTGACCCCCGAGCGGTTCATGGGCCTGGCCCCGCGCTTCGCCCACTCGACCGCGGCCGAGAGCGGCGCGAACATCGTCAAGGCGGGCGGCGTCGGCGGCGACAACACCAGCATCTGGCTGGTGTCCTGGCACCCGACCACCTGCTTCCTGTTCTACCCCAAGGGCAGCAAGGCCGGCCTCTCGGCCCGCGACCTCGGCGAGCAGACGGTGTACGACGCCAGCGGCAACCCGTTCCAGGCCTACCGCACCCACTACAAGCACGACCTCGGCCTGTGCGTGCGCGACTGGCGCGCCATCGGCCGCGTCGCCAACATCGACGTGTCCGACCTGACCAAGGACGCCGCCTCGGGCGCCGACCTGGTCGATCTGATGACCCAGCTGCTGGAAATGATGCCCGACTCGGCCGGCATGGGCCGCCCGGTGTTCTACTGCAACAAGACCATCCGCAGCATCCTGCGCCGCCAGATCAAGAACGCCAAGAACATGAACCTGTCGCTGGAGACCGTCGCCGGCAAGAAGGTGGTCATGTTCGACGACGTGCCGGTGCGGCGCGTCGATCAGATCACCAACGCCGAGGCCCTGGTCCCCTGATCGGGATCGGCCACCACCAACCAGCCACGAAAGCACTCCCATGATCCTCGACAAGCGCCTCATGCTCGCCGACGCCCAGGCCGTCACCGCCACCGCGATCAGCTCGGTCATCGACCTGGCCGCGGGCGCGACCCCGGCCAACACCCTGACCGACATCGGCGGCGGCGAACCGCTGTTCGCCCTGGTGACGGTCAAGGAGCCGGCCACCGCCGCCGGTGCCGCCACCGTCGTCTTCTCCCTGGAGAGCGACAGCACCGCCGACCTCGCCACCAGCGCCACCGTCCACGCCGCCACCGCGGCCATCGGCAAGGCCGCCCTGGTGCTGGGCTACCAGTTCGCCATCGCCCTGCCGGCGACCAAGACCTACGAGCGCTACCTCGGCGTGCGCTTCACCGTCGCCACCGGCCCGCTGACCGCCGGCAAGTTCGACGTGAACCTGGTCCGCGCCTGCGACCTGCAGAACGCCCCGACCTACAAGGGCGCGCCGCTGTAAGCGGCTGAGGCATCGCCATGCGCGTCCGTGCCAAGATCCTGGGCTACTTCGACACCGCGGGCGACGGGCGCGCCCGCGAGATCCTGCCCGGCCAGCAGTTCGACATCCCCGACCGGATGCGCCTGCCGCGCTGGTGCGAGAAGGTGGAGGCCAAGCCGGCCGTGCCGGCCGAGTTGAAGCCCGCCGAGAAACCCGGCGCCACCGCCGGCAAGTCCGTCATCTGAACCCACGCCCGCCGGCCTGACCGGGCGGCACGGAGCCACCCATGCCCAGCGCCGTCGAGATCGTGAACCTCGCCCTGGCCCGTATCGGCCAGGGCGCTCCTATTGCCAGCCTGGATGAGGATAGCGAGCCGGCGGTGCAGGCCAATGCCGTGCTGACGTTCGCCCGCGACGACGTGCTGCGCGCCCACGCCTGGCCCTTCGCCACCAGGCGCGTCTCGCTGGCCGTGGTCAGCGGATCAGACGCCACGCCGTGGACCTACGCCTACCGCACGCCCAGCGACTGCATCCGCGCCATCGATCTGCCAGTATCGGCCTCGGTCGAGGCGGTGCCGTTCGAATCAGCAGGTGACGACGCTGGCGGGCTGATCCTGTCGAACCTATCGCCGGCCACGCTGCGCTATGTCACGCGGGTCGAGAACCTGGCGCTGTGGCCATCGCAGGTCGCCGGCGTCCTGGCCTGGAAGCTGGCGGCCGAGCTGGCCACGACCATCGCCCGCGATGCCGGACGCGCTGACGCCATGCTGGCGCGCTACCGCATGGCGCTGAGCGAGGCCATTGCCTGGGCGGCTGGCGAGTCCCAGCCCGAGCCCGAGCCGACCCCGCACTTTATCGCAGCGAGGACCTGATGCCCGCCGTGATGCAACGCAGCTTTGCCGGCGGCGAGATCGGCCCGTCCCTGTGGGCGCGGGCCGAGCAAACCAAATACCAGACCGGCCTGCGCTTGTGTCGCAACTTCCTGGTGCAGCGCTTCGGCGGCGTGGCCAACCGCCCCGGCACCGAATTCGTCGGCGAGGTCGCCGACAGCGATGAGCCAGCCCGCCTGGTGCCGTTCGTCTTCAACGCCGAACAGACCTATGTGCTGGTGTTCGGGCACCAGAGTCTGCGCGTAGTTCGACAGGGGGCGCAGGTTGAATCCGTACCCGGAACGCCCTACGAGGTCGCCACCACCTACGACGCCGACCACCTCGCCGCGCTGAATTATGTGCAGTCAGCCGACGTGCTGACGTTGGCGCATCAGGCCTATCCGATCCGCGAGCTGTCGCGTACCGGGCACGCCGCCTGGAGCCTGGCCGATATGGCCCTGTCGCCAGCCCAGGACAGGCCGAGCGCGCTGGCCGGCGCAGCAGGCGGGGCCGGCAGCAGCGTCTACCGCTACCAGGTGACGGCGATCAATACCGAGTACGAGGAGAGCCTGCCTGCGGCGCAAGCCGCCAAGACGATCACCGCGGCGACCAAGGCAAATCCCTGCGTCATCACCGCCGTCGCGCACGGCTACGAGAACGGCGAGGACGTGCTCATCGAGGGCATTGTCGGCATGGTCGAGCTGAACGGCGCGGTCTATCGCATCAGCAACAAGACGGCCGACACCTTCGAATTGCAGGGCATCGACTCGACCACCTATGCAACCTACGTCAGTGGCGGAACGGCCAAGCGGACCAGCGTGCGCATCGTCGGCGCGGCCCCGACCAGCGGCGCCCCGCACACGCTGAGCTGGACGGCGCCGACCGGAGCCTGGCGATACAACATCTACAAAGAGCAGAACGGCGTCTTCGGCTACATCGGCACGTCCGAGGTGGCCAGCTTCAGCGATACCAACATCACCCCGGCCACCGCCTACACCCCGCCGGGCGAACAGACGGTGTTCCGCCGGGTCGGCGACTACCCCGGCACGGTCGCCTTCTATCAGCAGCGCCTGGCCTTCGCCTCGACGGCCAACGAACCGGAGAAGGTGTGGCTGTCGCGCACCGGGCAGTTCAGCAATTTCACCCGCAGCCAGCCGGTCCAGAGCGATGACGCCATCACCTTCACCATGGCCGGCCGGCAGGTGAACGCGGTGCGCCACCTGGTGGAGGTCGATACCCTGCTGGCCCTGACCAGCGGCGGCGAGCACGTCATCCAGGGCGACAGCGATGGCGTGCTGCGCCCGACCGCGATCAATCCCAAGCAGCAGGGCTACAGCGGCGCTGCCGAGCAGCCCGGCCCCGTTATCGTCGGCAACAGCATCCTGTTCGTGCAAGCCCGCGGCGGGATCATCCGCGACCTGCGCTTTGAGAACGACGCCGGCGGCTACCAGGGCCGCGACCTGACCGTCTTCGCCCCGCATCTGTTCGAAGGCTACAGCATCGTCGCCTGGGCCTACCAGCAGGTGCCGCACTCCATCGTGTGGGTCGTGCGCGATGATGGCGCCCTGCTCGGCCTGACCTACCTGCGCGAGCATGAGGTGTGGGGCTGGCACCGGCACGACACCGGCGACGGCGACGTGGTCGAGGACGTGTGCGTGGTGCCGGAAGACGGCGAGGACGTGCTCTACCTGCTGGTGCGCCGCACCGTGGACGGCGCCCAGCGCCGCTACGTCGAGCGCATGGCCTCGCGCCGGGTCACCGACATCGCCGACGCCATCTTCCTCGACAGCGCCCTGCGGTACGATGGGCGCCACACCGGCAGCACCACCCTGACCCTGACCGGCTCGGGCTGGACGCCGGACGACAGCCTGACCCTGACCGCCTCGGCCGCGCAGTTCATCGCTGGCGACGTGGGCAACAGCTACGTCCTGACCGGCAGCGACGGCACCGAGATCTGGTGCGAGGTGCTGAGCTACACCAGCGACACGGTCGTCATCGTGCGGCCCGACCAGGAGGTGCCGGCCGGCATGCAGGCGGTGGCCGTGGCCACCTGGGCCAGGGCGGTGGACGAGGTGGCCGGCCTCGATCACCTGGAAGGCCGGACGGTCGGCATCCTGGCAGACGGCAACGTGCTGCCCGAGACGGTCGTCAGCGGCGGCACCATCGCGCTGGGGCACGCCTACCGCCGCATCACGGTCGGCCTGCCCTACACGGCCGAGATCGAAACCCTCGATCTGGAGAACCCCGAGGCCACCCTGGTCGAGAAGAAGAAGCGCATCAACCGCGCCAACCTGCTGGTCGAAAGCAGCCGCGGCATCTTCGCCGGCCCCGACCGCGACCACCTGCGGGAATACAAGCAGCGCAGCAGCGAAGCCTGGGGCGAGCCCATCGCGCTGCGCACTGGACAGGTAGAGATTCCCATCACCAGCACCTGGACGCCCGGCGGCAGCCTGGTCGTCAGGCAGTCCGATCCGCTGCCCTTGACCGTCCTGGCCGTCGCGCCCGGCGGCGACGTAGGAGGCTGATCATGGGCGCAGCAGGAGCAGGGTACGCCCTCGCGGGCGTCAGCCTCATCGGCACCGCCGTCTCGACCGGCGCGCAGCTGCGGGCTGCCCGCGAGGCCAAGGCCGCGGCAGACTTCAACGCCCGCATGATGGACCTGGAGGCGCAGGATGCCATCGCCCGCGGCGAGCAGGCCGTAGCCGAGGTGGAGCGCGACGGCCGGATGATGGTCGGCGAGCAGCGCGCCGTCCTCGCCGCCCAGGGCATCGAGGTGGACGACGGCACCGCCGCCGACCTCCAGGCCAGCACCGTGCGCACCACGCTCGACACCGTCAACCGGGTGCGCGCCGACGCCGCCATGCAGGCCTGGGGGCTGCGGACCAACGCCGCGAACGTGCGCCGATCGGGCGCATACGCCCAGCGTGGGGCACGGCTCAACGCCATGGGATCCGCGCTGGGCGGCGCAGCCCAGGCCGGGTCGATGGCCTACACCGCCTACCGCGAGGGCTGATCATGCGCGTCCCAACCCTCCAGCCCGCCAGGATCATCGCCGACCAGCGCCCACAGGTGCGCCAACAGGCGCCCGACGCCGACGCCTTCGGGGCCGGTCTCGGCCAAGGCATCGAGCAGGCCAGCCGTACCGCCTTCGGCATCTGGCGGAAGGAGGCGCAGCGTGCCAACGAGGCCCGCGTGCTGGAGGCCGATACCCTCGACGCCAAGCATGACCTGGACGCCTGGACCGAGCTGCAGCAGGTCCAGGGCGGCGGCGCGCCCGCGGCGTTCAATGCCGCCGTCGAGTCACGCCAGAAGCGCCAGGGCGAGATCGAGAAGGGGCTGGCCAACGACGCGCAGCGCGAAGCCTTCCGCCGGGCGGCAGCCAACCGCCTGCAGGGATTCGAGAACCGCGGCGCGTCGCATGTCGTGCGCGAGACCCGGCGAGCCGACGACCAGGCCATGGCGGCAGCGGTCAGCCTCGCCTATGATCAGGCCAAGGCCAACCGCGACGACACCCTGGCGCTGGGCAACGGCTTCGTCGATATCCGCGAGAAGTGGAACGCCTGGGCAGACCGGCAGGGACTGCCACCGGAGGAGCGCCAGCGGCAGCAGCAGGCGCTGCAGGACGGCTACATCAGCTCCGTCATCACCGCGCACATCGAGTCCGAGAACGACCTGGCCGCCAAGCGATTCGCCGACCAGTGGGGCGGCCATCTGTCGGCCACGGCCAAGGAGAAGATCGTCGGTCTGCTCAAGACCAGCAGCACCAAGGGCGAGGCTATGCGCCTGGCCGATACCACCTTCGCCGATGGGCTGGACGCCACCGCCGGGCGGGCGCGCATCATCGAGCAGGCCGGCGACAACCCCGAGCTGCGCGACATGGCCATCCAGCGGTGGGAAGGACACCGGCGGGCGCAGATCCAGGCCCGCGACGAGGACGAGGGCAAGGCCTACGCCGCCGCCTTCGCCCTGCTGGAGGACCCGACCAAGGACTACGCCAGCCTGCCGGCCGCCCTGGTGCAGCGCCTAGAGCAGCGGCCGGACCTCAAGAAGCGGCTGATGGGCTTCGCCCAGCGCCAGGATCGCCGCGTCAGCGGCGAGGACGGCACCACGGAGCTGGTCCGCCTGCAGACGCTGGCCTACACCGACCCCGAGGCCTTCAAGAAGCTCGACCCCAACACCCTGGTCGGCACCATGCCCAAGTCCGACGTGGTCGCCATGACCGAGGCGATCATGGAAGCGCGCCAGGGCAAGCCGGGCAAGCAGCTCAAGAGCATCATCACCAAGGAGCAGGCGATCACCGACGCCTACCTGGCGGCCGGCATCGACCCGAAGGATGACGACGAAGACGCGGCCTTCTTCCGCAAGCTGCTGTCCGATCGCCTGCTGGCGGCTGGCGTGTCGGCCGATGACAAGGATGCACCGCAGCGCATCGAGGCCGAGGCGAAGAAGATGCTGGTGCGCGTCGCGCTCGACGCCCGCAACGGCAAACGCCCCGACACCTTCGAATGGAAGCGGGCGCAGACCCTGCTGGCCAACCTGGACGAGGACGACCGCAGTGCCCTGATGGCCGAGGCGGGCGGCAACATCGACAGGGCCGTGCGCCTGCTGGTGGAACGGCAGCGCGTCGAGGCGCAGACGCCAGCAGCCAAGGCCGGACCAGCCGACAGTCAACCGTCTCGCCTGTTGTTCGGCAACTCCTTCGGGCCCCGCTAATCCATGGTCACCGTACCCTACGCCGACGCCGCCCCGCCCAAGCCAAGCCCCGAGCCGCCGCCGATTCCCGACAGCAACCCAGGCGTCACCGCCTGGCGCGAGGTCTCCAAGCGCCTGGACGAGCAGGACGCCGCCGCCGAGCAGCGCCGCCGGACGGTCATCGTCCGCGCCGGTCTCGACCTGCCGCCCGAGCGTGCCGCCCGCGCCATCGCCGCCAGCGGTCGCACCGGACTTCGCGCTAGCTTCCTGGCCGAGCCCGGCGTGCTGGAGGACGCCGAGCGGCAGCTGCAGGCCGGCAGCTTCGACTTCGACGCCTTCCGCAAGACATCGCCCAACTTCGCCGCCTGGGCGGAGAAGGACCCCGCGAACGCCGCCCTTACCGCCGATGACCACCGCGAGCTGGCCAGGATGGAGGCGATCACTCGCGATACCGGCAACCTGCGCGCCAGGCCGGATGGCGTCTTCGAAATGCTGGACGAGGATGGCGGCATCACCGGCGCCTGGCGCGACCCCTACGCCTTCCGCGCCGCCATGCGTGACGCGCGCACCGCCCAGGAGAACGCCGACGAGCTGGGCACCGGCATGCGCGCCCGCTACGGCGAGGGCTTGATGTACCAGTTCGCCACTGGCGCGCTGGGATCGACCACCTCGACGCTGGGGCTGCTGGGCGCCATCGACCGCGACACCGCCGGCATCGTCGGCGGGATCAGCGCCGCCGCTGCCGATTGGGATTCCACGCTGGTCGCCGAGGTCACCCGTGGAGCGGGCGGCCTGGCGGGCGACGCACCGCTGATCCTGCTGGGCGGGCCCCTGGCCCGTGCCGCCAAGGGCCTGGGCACCCTCGCCAAAGCCGGAACCCTGGCCACCCGCGTCGTCGGCGCCCGTGCCGCCGCCCTCGCCGGCCGGTCGGCCCTGACCGCCGCCGCCGTGCAGCCGCTTGCCCTGCGCGAGGGCGCCGACGCCTACGCTGGCGGGGCCAGCCTGGGCGATGCGGCCACGTCCTGGGCCATCGAGACGTTCGTGCCTGCCGCCTTCGGCCAGACCGGCGTCGAGCGCCTGGTGACCCGCGGCCTGTCGGAGCGTGCTGGCAAGGCGCTCTATACCTCGGCGCGCACCCTGCTGCTGGATGCCGGGCTGGAGGCGACCGAGGAGGTGACCACCGAGCTGGCGCATGCCATCCATGAGACGA